CGGTAAATTCACCGCCGATATCGAGCTTGGCGCTGCCGTGTGTATCCCTGATTACAGCGGCACTTTGGGCGAGCCCATTCACATCGCTATCCGCCCCGGCACCGCGACGTTTGCCGAGGCGCTGGACAATGGCCGCGACCTTACCCCAGACGAGCGTGACCGGGTTGTCGAGCTGTACCAGAAGATGATTGCTGCCGGGGACGCCGCGAAAGCCGCCGTAGCGAAAGCCGAGCAATCAGCCACCCAAGCAGCGCAGGCAGCCGCGGCAGCTAAAGAATCCGCAGGCCACGCCGCCAGTGGCGTGCCCCCCGCTACCGCCACGGTGCAAGGAAAAATCCAACTGGCAGGCGACCTCACCGGCACCGCCGACAGCCCACGCATCGTCACAGCCGGCGTCAACGGGTACAGCGTAGCTGCCCAAACCCAGGGGTTCGTCAAAACCCAATCGAACGGAGTGCTGACCATAGCTGACGACGCTATCCGCAACGACGCCGCTG